GAAAGTGATGCCCACCACCTTTTTTAGCGAATTCTTGTACCCATAATTCAGAAAACATAGTTTTATATTGAGACATGTCATAACCTTGGTGATCTAAATATTCCCAAGATTTTTGACCAATGTAATTTCTAAAATCTAAAAAATCATTGTCAAGTGTAAGTGGTGTTGAATGATATGATCTTCCAAAGTCACCGTATTTTTTTATAAATTCTTTTTGTCTTTTACGAGCATCAGCAATATATTTATTACTTGCTTTATTTAACGATTTAACAAACTCTGGTTTTTCCTCACTCCATATTACAGTTGGAAAATAACTATTTATAAACATTATCTAAAAGGCCTCCCTAAATGCCATACTACAAGACTGTATCTTGTGCCTGATGTTACTGGTTTAACTCTATGCCACACAAAACTAGGAAATACAATTATAGATCCTTTTGGTAATATTTCTTTACATTGTACTCTATGTTTTGATTCGTCTCTCATATGTGGGTCATAATTTCTAAAATCAAATTCTAGCTCACCACCTTGATATTCTGATCCATCTGTTAATTGACAAGTCATGGATAACTTTCTAATTCTGCCGTGTTCAGGATGATTAACATCTTTACGATCATAAGGTTTATCCCAACTATCACAATGCCAATCATAATATTGGTTTAATTTATATTTTGTAAATTGGCAAGATTCACTTCTTTCCCAATCAAAATTCCAACCCGCATTTTTGTTTGCTTCATGCACGTATGGATGTAATTCTTTATATATCCAAGTATCATCCAACCAAACTAAATCAGAGTTTCTTTTTCTTTTTAAATCTAATACTTCTTGTTTATTTAATTTTCTATCACCATAACCACCAGTTCTAGCCATAACTTCTTTTTGTTGATTAGCGTATGCTATTACATCATCACAAAATCTAGATGTAAGAGCACCACTAAAATACCAATAATGATTAGATATATTCATAAGTTATCGTTTGTACAAAATTTAAACTATCCTGTTGGTTATTAGTTATGTAATACATATTAGTTGATGGAAACATAATAAATTTATTATTTTCTAATGATATATCCCAAGATCTACCTTTTCGTCTATTATCTTCATAATGTATTCTAACCATGCAATTTTTTACATTTACACCATAAAGAAATGTATAATCTGGTGAATTACGTAAATCAACAGGATCTATATTTAATAAAGGGATTGTAGTCTCTTGAGGCTTATACATATTGCCCCACGTTTCTTTATTAATTAAAGTAAATCCATAATTTAAATTTATATGATCTCTCATATAAGTGTTTAACATATCGAGTGCTCGTGAGAATGGAAAAGGTGAGTCTGTAACTTGTGATTTTAAAATGTCGTTTTGTAATTTATCTCGGTCAATATCCCAATCTTTGGGCATTGCCACATCACCATAATATAATGCTATTTCAGATAATACTTTCTTTTGCATACCACATACCTTTGTAATTTATGCTAATCGATCTGTCAAGTCCCAAGACTGGCCATCTTCATTCCAGACGTAATGCCAAGCGTGTGTACCAGCTTCGTTTTGTGAAGTTTGTTCTGCAGTTAATGCAGGGGCATCACCGATCGGTGATTTCCAAGTTGCAGTTGCAGTGTCTTTAACCCAGGATGCGTAAGGTTGTTTAGGCCAAAATACATTAGTATCTTCATCCCAAGTATAACCAATACCTGCATAGTTTCCTCTAAAAGGTGTGCCACCTAATTTATGTGTATTGTGTGATGTATTGTATGAAGTTTGAATCCACATCTGTGCAGGCCAGTTGTTGTGTCTCTCTAACCACTGTTGACCTAATGATTCGTCCTCAACACCATCAGCGTTTAACATCTTATCATTATCCATAGTTAACACTTGGATAACTTTTCCATTTACTCCTAGTTTTGCAAAATGTGCCATAATGTTTCTCCTTATATATTAGTTTTAATTACCATTCAACTATTGAAATTTATACCTAATAATGACAATTCCTGAACCCCCTGCGAATCCAGATGTGTCAGGTACATTTCTTTCACCACCTCCACCACCACCACCAGTATTAGCTGTACCTGCGGTTCCAGCTGAATTATTTTGTCTTGTTCCATTTCCTCCACCACCAGTTCCACCTGTTCCAGCTGGATTAGGGCCTCCATATGCAGATCCTCCTCCACCACCAGCAAAAGCTGTGGGTGAACCATTAATACTTGTTGTTGCTCCTGCACCTCCATTACCACCTGAAGTAGTATCTCCATTAGATCCAACAGCGGTTGCTCCGCCACCACCACCTGAACCATAAGCGGGAGGGTTGTGATTATTATCTCCACCATTATTACCTTGAGGCGGACTTACGGGAGGTGTATTTCCTGATCCTATTCCAGTTGCGGGTCCATCCGCACCTCTACCTCCTCCAGAACCACCGGGTGCTCCTGATCTGTTTGAGGACGGACTAGGAGATTCTCCACCTCCACCGCCTCCACCGGCTGATGTAATTGTTGAAAAAGTTGAAACTGAACCTGGATTACCTGTGCCTGTGCCAGAAGGAGTGGCTGCTCCTCCAGCTCCTATTGTAATTGGGAAATCTGTTGCTGTAACTGTTATGGCTCCAGCACCTTCTAAAGGTGATGCTGTATAAGGAGTAGCTGGAGATTTGTCTTCTCTAAATCCTCCTGCACCTCCTCCAGCACCGTGAGCTGCTCCACCACTACCACCACCAGCAACTACCATATAAGAAACTTGATTATTTGTTGAACAAGTAGCTAGTGCACTTACACTAAATATGCCGGGTCCTGTAAACGTATGAATTTTATCATTACCAGATGTTGTGATAGTTCCTCCAGTTGCTTCCATAAATGGATTAGTGTCAGCACTAGTTGCTTGACCATCATCAGTTACAATCCAACCTTTTGTAGAGTCTATAAAAATTAATGTAATAGCTAATCCATCTGTGCTGAGTATCGCATTAGCGGTTGAACCACCAATTTTATCTGAACCATTTTGAACTAAAATACAATTATTTGTACCAAAATTTTTAGCATAGTCTGCAACAGCAACCACCGCTCCCGCTGTTCCAGCTGGTAATGCAACATCGATTTCACCACTTGATGTGTCTACAAAATATCCCTCTCCAGCGACTGCTGTAAAATCTCCTGTTTTAACTGTTGTTGTCCAAGAAGCTGAACCTGTTGCACCAAAGTTTGTTGCTGTACCTTGGTTATTAATTGTTGCACCAGCAGGAATAGTAAATGTATCTCCACTATCTCCTAATGTGACTGTTGTTCCTGATCTTGGACTAATTTTATTTACTTTTATTTCACTCATAATTATGCTTTTTTATACCTTATTACTACTATACCTGAACCACCAGCGCCACCATCTAATGGTGCTGCGCCAGGGGGACTGTAAGCCCCACCTCCACCTCCACCACCTGTGTTGGCTGTGCCTGAAGTTGCTGCTGTACTTCCAGGTGATCCGGTTCCTCCGGTACCACCGCCACCTGTTCCTCCAGATGCAGTTCCTCCACTTAAAAATCCTCCACCACCTCCACCACCAGCGTATGCCACAGGTGAATTTGTAATTTCTGTTGTAACTCCAGCTCCACCAGGTCCACCTGTTGATGGATATCCACCAGAAGTGCTGCCACCTGTTCCACTTGCTCCTCCACCACCAGATCCAGCATAGCCAGCAGGGTTGGGAGCAGCTCCTCCATTCTGTCCTTGAGGAGGAGATACTGAGGGTGTATTACCACATCCTCCACATCCTCCTCTGTGTCCTTTACCTGATCCTGAACCTCCAGGTTGTAAACTTCCTTCATTTGTGCCACCACCTGCTGAAGTAATTGATGAAAAAATTGAATCACCACCTCTTGTTCCGGCTACGGGAGCTGGTGTTTTACCTACTCCACCAGCACCAACTGTGATAGGAAAAGCCGATGCTGTTACTGTTAACGCAGAACATGATGCAGCTAAAGGGCTGGCTGTATATGGTGTTATAGGATTGTTTCTTCCTTCTCTAAATCCTCCTGCTCCACCACCGCCACCAATATCACTTGACCCTCCACCACCTCCAGCAACTACCATATAAGCCACTTTATTTCTATTAGTGTCAACTGTTGAAACTGCAGACACACAAAAAGTTCCAGGGCCTGTAAATGTATGTATTTTACAAGTAGGAGTACAACTAATAGTTCCTCCTGTTGCAGATATAAACTGCACCTGTCCTGTTTCTGTATCTTCAGCATTTTGAACATTAACCCAACCTTTTGTTGAATCAACATAAACTAAAGTGATTGCTTGACCATTCACGTCTAATATTAAATCTGCAGCTATTCCACCAATTTTTTCAGATCCATTTGGTGATATTGTAAAATTATGTGTGTTAAAATTTCTTGCATAATCAGAAAAAGCAACGATTGCCCCTGCTGATCCCGCTGGTAAGTTTGCTGTAATAGCGCTTCCTGAATTTATAAAATAACCTTCACCACTAGCTGCTGTAAAGGTTGATGTTTTAATTGAACCTGTTTGCCAATTAACTGAACCCTCTCTACCAAAACCTGTTTGAGAAGCACCTGATGCAAGAGCTACAGTACCACCACATCTACCGATTGTAACTGTTGAACCACAAACAACAACTGTATTACCAGCTCCTGACCCGACCGTTGTTGTTGCACTACACTTCTTAATTATATTAGAGGCGTCTGAAACTTTTTGTATGTTATCTACTTTAATTGTACTTGTCATAATTTACCTATTGAAACTTATACCTTATTATTACAACTCCGCTACCACCATTTGCACCTCCACCAACACTCGGAGTTCCTGGTGTAAAAGGACCTGTTCCACCACCTCCACCACCACCAGTGTTTGTTGTACCAGCAGTTGCCGAAGCACAGGCACTGTAAGGCATACCTGCTCCACCTCCGCCAGTTCCACCAGTGCCACCTGTTTGTGATGAAACTCCACTTGAAGTACTTGTTGAACCTCCACCACCTCCACCAGCTCTAGCTGTTGGTGTTCCATTAATTGAACTTGTTGCACCCGCACCTCCAGGACCTGCAATACCAGCTTGACTACCACCTGCACCTGAAGGAGGACTTGCAGCAGTTCCTGCAGCTGTTGCGCCTCCACCACCGGCACCAGCTCTAAAATTAACTGGTGGATTTGAAAAAAAACCTCCGTCATTTCCTTGAGGAGGAGTAGTCGGTGGTGTATTACCAGCAGCAAGAGTTGCAGTACAAGGAGAGCCATGACCAGCTGCTCCTCCGCCAGAACCTCCAGCTACACCTGATTGAGCAACACCAGAACCACTACCTCGATTTCCTCCACCTCCTCCTCCTGCAGATGTAATCGTACTAAAAATTGAATTAGATCCACTTCCTCCAGCACCTGGTTGTGTAGGAGAGGGTGCAGAAACTGGACCAGTTCCACCACCACCTACCGTAATTGGAAAAGCTGTAGCTGTGACTGTAACTCTATTTGGTGAAGATGGGTAACCATCTAAAGGACTAGCTGTATAAGGTGTTATAGGTGTTTTAACTTCTCTATAACCCCCGGCTCCTCCACCACCAGCTCCGTGTGAACTTGATTTTGAACCAGCTCCACCACCACCGCCTCCAGCTACTACCACGTAAGAAACTACATTTTCTGCTGCTGTTTTCGATACAGCGCAAACTGTAAAAGTTCCTGGACCTGTAAACGTATGAATTTTGCAATTACCACAAGTTGTTTCTGTCCCACCTGTAGCTATTATAAATTCAGCGCTTATATCGGAAAAATTGTTATCTTGAACTGATCTCCAACCGACTGTTGAATCTATATAAAGTAAAGTTACTCCCTCACCCTTTGTAGCTAATTGTATGACACCACCTCCAGCTCCGCCATTGATTTTATCTGTACCATTTGGTGTTATTGTTAAACTATTATTATCAAAAGTATTTCTATAATCTTGAAAAGATATTATTGCACCAGCAGATCCTGCTGGTAAAGTTGCATTAACTGCTCCACTATTTGTGTCTACAAAAAAACCTTGTGTGTTTACCGCTGTGAAATCAGTGGTTTTAATTGATCCTGTTTGCCAATCTACAGTTCCTGTTCTACCAAATCCAGATTGAGTAGCTCCACATGCTAAAGTTACAGCCGTGCCTGATCCACCTAAAGTTAAGGTAGAACCACTTTGTTTATCTATTGCATCTACTTCTATCTTTGACATTATACTATTACTAAAGTCCCTGTTACCGTTATCGTACCAGGTATAGTAATAGGACCTGCAAGAACACCGTTCTCAACAGTTTGTGTACCATCCATGGTAGCTGCTTGATTTTTTATAAATTCATCAGGGGCTGTGCCGCCTCCGATATATTGGATTCCGTTTACTATTGCCGTCATAATTCCTCCTACGAACTAATTGTATCAATAAATGATGTAACAATATCTAAAGACGAAGCTGTATCACTTTGTGCTTTAAGTACATCACCATTTGCTAAAACAATTTTTGCACCGCCTTGAATTAATTCGATTGCAGAGTTTGGTGGAACACTTACATTTTTTGCGATGAAGTGATCGTTTCCGCCATTTACAATCTGACAACTAGCCAAAACAGTAGAAGTTGTTACATTACAGATTCTAATACCTATAACAGCATCAAAGTCTCCAGCAGTAATTAAAGTGACTGGAGATGTACCAACGTTTCTTTGTAAATTGTTTCTAAAATCTTGTGCCATAATTTATTCCTTTATAACGCCACCGCCATTGCTAATGCAAAGCCAGCTGACGCTGCTCCTACTGGTGTTCCTGATGCATCCAAGAAAACCGATTTACTTGCTGGTAAAGTACAGAATACGTCTTTTGTACCTGCACTAAAATCAACAACATTATCAGAGTTAGAACTACTAAAAATTGTAGCTCCTGATCCTCTTGTTATGTTTGCACTTGTAGCATCTAATGTTCCAAGTCCAACTTCAAACTCACTTGTGCCTTGATTAAAGATACAATAGTAAGTCGTGTTGTTATTTCCTATTCCTGCTGCAAAAGTTTCAAAACCAGTTACAGCTGATCCAAGTGCAAACGCACCTGTGCCAGTAGTTGTGCTTGTTACTTTTACTCTATCATTTATAACCAACGCCATAAATTTTCTCCTTATGCCATACTAATAATTGCATTAGCCGGTGTAGTCGGATCAGGGAACGTAATGGTAAAAGTTCCATTCGTTGCTGTCTTGTTTCCACCAAAATCTAAAACTACTACTAATCTATTTGCTGTGCCGTCAACTGTATCTGTATTATAGATCGCTGCAAAAGCTGCAGTAAAAGATGCACTACTATAAGTAACATTATCAAAGTCAACTGAAGCAACTGCTGTGCTCGAAGCAACTCCAAGTCTTGTTAATGTTTTAACTGAATAGTTAGTTCCACCTGTTGTATCTACTTCACCGTCT